TTTACCTTTATTCAAAGATATAAAAACTATTCCATATGATAAATTTCAAAAAAAACAACATCAATCACCAAATAATATTGAGATTAGTATTAGTAAAAATTTTGATATTTATAGATTTTTTATAAAAACTAACAATTTTGTTAATAAAATTTTTTCTATTAATAATACTTATATTTTAGAAATTATTAAAAAATATAATCTTCAAATAAATAAAGAAACAGATACACTCTTTTATTATTCAGATAATAATAATCAATCAATAAATTCATTCACTGAAATTGAAAATATAATATTAAATACATTAAAAAATGTAAATTTAAATGTAAATGTATTTATTGATGTAATAGATGAAGGAATTGTTTCTTGTTGTTGTGAAAATATAGACTATTTCAAAAATAAAAAAATTAACCTAAACACCATTTAAATAACCCACCATTTTTATTCTAAGCTGCTTAATATCCCCATCGTTACTAATTGTTTTATCAAATTTATATTTAGTCCATAACAATTCACTAATATGTATATTTTTCGGAAATGCTTTTTCATTACCAAACCAAGAAGGTATTTCACCTCTATGAATATGTATTAACGAACCATTTAATTTTTTTATTAATTCTATTTCATTTGGAAATCTACAATCAGTTATAACAACACCACTTAAATTACTAATCTTTCTTTCTATTGCAGCAACCCATATATCTTGATGAAAATGATTTCTAAATATATCGGTTCCTATATGTTGAAGAATATATCTGGGTGTTAAATTTGATATATTTAATCTATTAGACCACCATTCATCTACTTCTTCTCTCCATTTTCTAGATTTTTCCGTGTTACCTTCCAATAAATCTCTGTCCCAACTAAAAATTATTGATACAATATCTTTTAGAAGACCAGCAAAACTAACTTTTGTATATCCTTTTTCTATTAAAATATTTGCAAGAGTATCTTTTCCAGAACCTTGAAACCCACAAATTGCTATTAATGACATTATATAAATAAATATATTTTATAAATTAATAAATTATTATTTCATTTTTTTTAAGAACTAAGTTTTCTTATTCTTTTATAAATATCTGGATTTGGATTTTTTTCAAACCAGTCTACTTCAGAAATTATATTAAAATATGCTTTTATTAAATCAGGTTTTTCGGTATTAAAATCATATAAAAATCTATTATCATCTAAATGATTAAATTGATTAGTTATTTTTTTGTTTTCATAATAAAAAAAAGCTTTCATTTGCCAATCAAATTTATTATAAGATTCAACAGATGTTGTTAAATTCCATAATAGATAACCAAATGCTTGTAAATCCATTCTATAAGACATATATGGTTTATCACTATAACACCCAAAACCATAATAATAATAACCATTAGGTAAATTTTTACTACATATATAATTATTTGGTTTAGTTAAACTTTCATAATCTGCTAAACAAAATGGTCTTTCTTTATCTTGAAAATTAATTAATATATTATCTGCTTTAATATCCCCATGAACTATATTTTTTGATAAATGTAGCCATTCTATAAAATCAATTATATTTGATATCAATAATTTAATATTACATTTACCAAATAAAAAAGCATTTTTTAAATTATCGTCATATTTTTCCATTGCATACCAACATTTATTTTCATAAATACCACTTCTTAGAGATAATTCACTAGGCATTCTTACACAATATGGACTATTATACAGTTCATATTTTTCTATATTATCAATTTCATCAGTATAAGGTTTAAAATCAATAGTTGAAATTAATTTCATAACCCATTTCTTATTTTGTAAAAAAGTATTTTCATTTAATGATGGTTTAACATTATATATAATTGTTTGTCTTTTAGATTCTATAATATCTATTATTATCCATTTTTCAGACATGAATAACTTTATATAGTACTAGAATAAAAATTGACAAAATAATCTTATAATCCTTATATAAACTTAGTATGCCTAATACTTACGAAAATGGATACACTAGAAATACTAAAGACAAAAAAGCCAAGGAAAAGTTTGAAAAGAATGGTAAATTCTCTAAAAAGGCTATTAGAATTGCAGAAGAACTTAAAAATAGAATTAAGCCTATTAAACCCTAGTTTTCTTATATAGCTAAGCTTATACTAATATAATAAAAAACGCCTTCGTTTATGAAAAATTGAATAATTTTAATATTAATAAATATTAATCATTTTATGCAATTTGAAAACAATATAAAAAAAGATGAACTAGTACTATACTCTCTTCCTGAATGTCCCGAAGGAATTTTTTGTTATTATAAAAACAAGGCGTGTATTTATAAACACGAAGGACAAAGTTTATTCATTGTAAATAAAAAATGTATGAATGGAAATAATTGTAACTACATTAATAAAATTTGCAATCTAAAACATTCTCTCGATAAGACTATTAGGGGTTTTATTAATCCTAATCTTGTTTGTGATAAAAGAAATTGTAAAGAATATGACATTAATAATTGTAACAAGTTACATTATTGTGATTATTATGAGTGTATGAAGTATGCTTTTACATTTCGTTATGCACAAGACGGAGTTATTGATTATATGAAAAATATTTTACCCAAAATTAATGCTAATAGAATTATGAAGAGAATGGGACTCCCTATTGTGAATCAATTAGCTCCTCAAAGAGGTAGGGGTCGTTCTAGAAGTCGTGAGCGTCATCGTTCTAGGAGTCCTGATCATAATCAATATAAAAGTCATGAGCGTCATCGTTCTAGAAGTCATGAGCATAATCAATATAGAAGTCATGAGCGTCATCGTTCTAGAAGTCCTGAGCATAATCAATATAGAAGTCGTAACCGTGACCGTTCTAGAAGTCGTAACCGTGACCGTTCTAGAAGTCGTAACCGTGACCGTTCTAGAAGTCGTGACCATAATCAATATAGAAGTCGTAACCGTGACCGTTCTAGAAGTCGCGACCGTGAAGTGAAAGATAATATGTATCCTATTAATTACGGTTCAAGAAATGCACCAATTATTAATGGAATTAATGATAATTTTATTAAATGTAGAAATTTACAAAAGTGTTTTCTACATGAAAAAGGAATTTGCAAATTTATGCATCAAGATCAAATTGATAAATGCTTAACTTTGTATGAAATTACTAAAAATATTGGACAAGCACAAGACTTTGCATATAAAATGACAACAGAAGCAAAAGACAGGGCTCAATTTGAACAAAGTAGTAGGTATTTTGAAATTGACAAAAAGCCACTTAAATTCATTTATTAAATAATTCTAATTATTTTTAATTAAAAAGTATCCATCTTCATTAGGAAAAAAATATTTATCTTTAATTGTAGCTACATGTTCATAACCCATTCTTAAATATAAATTATATGCTTTATTTGATTTACGTGTAATTAAATATACTAATTCATTTTTATTTTCATTTAAATGAATTTCTATTAACATTTTACCTAATCCTTTATTTCTAAATTCAGGGTCAACACATAACATTAAAATTCCTTCTAAATAATCCATATGTAAATTATTTTTTACTAGAATATCACCAGTTGGAGTAATTTGTTTAAAGTTTTCTTTTTCAGATTCTTCACAAGGTATAGCAGAACCTTGCAATAATACAGCAATTATTTGACCTGTTTCTACTTTCTCAACTACATAACAACCATCCATTGATTGTTGAATAATTGATTTATACCATAAATCTCCTTTATCAAAACATTTTAAATGGCAATTATAAATACCATCTAAATCATTATTATAACCTTTACGAATTTTCATTCTTGTTTTTTTAGCTTCCATTAAATATTTTAGTTAAAATGTTTTTAAATAACTTAAAAATTGAAAAAATTATATTAAAATAAAACATTTTATAATTTAATGAAATTTATTGCTAAAATAGGACTTTTTATTATGTTATTTAATCTTAAAACGTCAAACTCTCTATCATTACTTCCTAACTCTTTACTTACGTTACGTGTATCAAATGATACATCATTAACTAATAAACAGATTATTATTGAAGAATGGGACAAAGTAAAAATTTATCAAACATGGAATATTTCTGTGAAAAAAGAGAGTGATTATAATTTAATTAAATTAAGTTGTGTAGATTTAAATTGTACCAAAATTTGGATTAATTCCACAATATTACAATCATATATATCAAATAATGGAAATTTAGAAATACAATTTAATTCAAATGAAACAAAAATGAAAAATTCAAATACAGTAAAAGAAAATGAAATGATTAATTGGAATATTTATGATAATAAATTAATTAGAGAAAATGTTAAAAATAAAACTTATGAAGGTTATGATTTTCCAACGAGTTTTACAATTTGGAATAATTTATTTGGTATTCAAGAAAATGATAAATTTGTATTATATGTATCAAATGATACACATATTATGAAAAATAATTACAATAATCTTAAAAATAGTATACCATTTACACATGTTATTAATATAATTCCTAATTGGTTAATTAAAAGTTTCTTAATTAGACCTAATTCCAATACAACAAATCCAATATCTTCAACTATGAAAGCTTCCTATACACCAAATGCAACATTTGCAGAAATCAAAGTTGAATTAGATCCAATGTTAAATAAATATGTATCACCTTCACTAGCTCCTAGTAATAAACCAATTCATACAAATAAAAATTTTACAACAACAAGTACAAATAACATTACAGTAGCTAGTTCAAATAATACCGTATCAAATAAGAATATCACTGTAGCTAGTACAAATAATACCGTAACAAATAAGAATATCACTGTAGCTAGTACAAATAATACTAGTACAAATAATACCGTATCAAATAAGAATATCACTGTAGCTAGTACAAATAATACCGTATCAAATAAGAATATCACTGTAGCTAGTACAAATAATACCGTATCAAATAAGAATATCACTGTAGCTAGTACAAATAATACAGTATCAAATAAAAATATTACTGTAGCTAGTACAAATAATACAGAATCAAATAAGAATATCACAGTAGCTAGTACAAATAATACAGTATCAAATAAAAATATCACAGTAGCTAGTACAAATAATACAGAATCAAATAAGAATATCACAGTAGCTAGTACAAATAATACAGAATCAAATAAGAATATCACAGTAGCTAGTACAAATAATACAGAATCAAATAAAAATATCACTGTAGCTAGTACAAATAATACACCAGTTACTAATGACAATGATAAAAAACATAATATTATTGAATTAAAAAATATAATCACGACCAATAATTATATGGATTATAAAATTATTATTGTAGGATTGATATTTATTACAATAATAATAATATATTTGAAAAGAAAATCCTTTTTAAAAAAGAAAAATAGTTATCATGATTTAGATAATGAATTAAATAAATGGGAACTACCTCTTTCAAATACTTCAAGTCGCTCATCAAGTTATAATAATTTAATACCAAATTTTTAAAATTATTTAAATGATAGTTGTTTTATTAATATATATTAATGGAAAATCAAAATATTAATGATAATAATACTTGTGAAATAAACACTAAAGAAATAAATACTGATGATATAAATATTGATAATGAAGAAATTGATGTTGATACTGATATTGATTCTAATGATGTAATATATAATTCTGATATGGAAATCGATAATGACGAAGACGAAGAATATAATAAATTTGACGATTTGATGAATAAATTATATGAAAATGATGAATTAATGGGTCCATATGAATATAATGTAGAACAGTCTGATTACACTACATATTATGGAGAAAATGAGAATGGAGACTATGATTATTAATAAACTAATTATGCTATATCCTTCAAAAACTCAATATTTAATTCATGTCCACCTTTTTCATATGAATAAAATTTATAGGAATTTCCTTGAAGCTTAAAATCTTCAATTATATCATCAGATACTTTAAATGGAATTACGTCATCATCTTCATTCCAACTTAATCTAATATCTAATTCTATTCTATTAGCTAATGGTTTTCCTTTCTCAGAAATACCAGGGCAACAAATCAATAGAGTTTTTACTTCTTGATTCATTGAAGCAATATACATAGAAACACCCCCGCCAGCTGATTTACCAAGCAAAGTAAAATTCTTAAAATCCATTGAAGGACTTCTAAGAATCTTATCTACTATATGAGCCATTTCAATACGGAATTGTTCATTGAGTCTATATTTTGTATCAGTATCATCTACTCCTTTAATAACTTCTTGCGATAGTTCTTTTATTTCGGGGCTCCAGCTAATCATGTAAAAATCTGTATATTTATCTTTGATGTAATCAAATCCTTTAAATATTTTTTGTATCATGCTACAAAAAGATTTAAAACTATATCCAGGAATTACTACCAAAGTACCACCTTCACCTGATAATTTAATTTTTACAATTTTAATGGTTCCATATTTCTTAAGTAAATTTGGTTCTTCAATATTGTAAATATTAAAGTTATAATCGTCAAAATTATAGTCATTCTGGCATTTATCTAAATAATCTTTGATTTCAGACATTAATATATTATATAATTATATAAAATATAATATTCAATTTTTTTATTCTATAAATTTTTTAACATTTTATTAGTAGCATTGATGCTATCCATTTTCGCTAAATCTATTGGATATAATATTATTTTATCTTTAATAGTTAATTCATTTATATTTCCTATTGAATTAACCAAACAACAAATATAATGTAAATTTTCTAAATTATTTAATGATTTAGGTAAATGATGTAATCTATTAAAACTAATATATAACTTCTTTAATTTATATAATTTACCAATATCTTTTGGTATATGTAATAAATTATTATTATCTAAACAAAGTAGTTCTAAATTTATTAATTGTTTCATTTTCTTTGGTAATATTTTCAATTTGTTATTTGCAACTACTAATTTTTTTAAATTAATTAATTGTGTTAATGAATTTGGTAGTGTAACTAAATAATTATTTCTTAATTCTAAATATTCTAATTTTTTCAAGTTTTCTATTAAACTATTTATTTGACCAATGTAATTAAATGATAAATTTAAATAAGTTAAATTTTCTAAGTCTACAATATTTTTATTAATTTCATAAATTTTATTTGAACTAATTGATAATTTTGATAATTTTTTTAGTTTATAAATTTCATTTGGTATATTTAAAAAATTATTAAAATTCAAAAATAATATTTCTAATTCTTGTAATTGTTCAAAACTATTTGGTAATTTGATAAGCTGACAATTATTACAAATTAAAATTTTTAAGTTGGATAATGTTCCTAGATCACTTGGTAATTCATTTAATTTATAATTAGAACAATCTATAAAATATAAATTATTTAAATTATTTAAATGAAATAATTCATCAAATGAATCCACAATAACATCACTATTATTAATGAATCTTAATTTCATTAATAATATTATAATTATGTTCTTAATATAGTTTATAATCTAATTATAATATAATATGTCAGAAGATTTATCAAAAGTATTGGGTAAACTAGCAACTAAAATTACAGATTTACCTATAGTTAAGGTTCAAGATTTAACCAAAGGTAATATTCAGGATTTAAAAAACTTTGATTCAAAAAAAATAGGTAAATATAAATTATCACAAAATAATTTAAAAAAATATCCAAAAGGGTATATTTATATTAATCCTGATCAAGATTGGGAACAATTATTAGAAGGTAATTTTATGTTAAACATTTTCGATGATGGAGGAGACAATATATTTAAATTATTAAAGGAACTTATAGTTTTAAATTTAACAAAAACAAATTTTATAATAATTAAATTAGAAAATAGTTCCAAAAAAAATTATGTGTATTTTTATTTAAATAGTACTCCTGAAATAGTAGACCAACAATATGGTATAATTCAATTTAAAATTACTAAATCTGATTTTGTTGGAAGTGAAGGTGTACCTAATTTAAATGATACATATTCAATATCTTACATGTTAAAAGACCCTGCAAATGAAAAAAATATTGATAAATTACCATTATTAGTTCCTTCAAAAGTAACAGTACCAAAAAATGCTAGTCAATTCATAACAGATAAAATAAGAGATGTTAAAAATACTACACCAATTAAAACTGAAATGAAACCAATAGATGCATGTGATTTTGGCGAAATTAT